CCGTGGTAGCGCAGCGCGTGTTTAACTCGTTCAAGGTGGAGAACCATCACAGTACCCCCGCAATAAGCAGCGTGATGACTGCCGTGCCGATGACGGTCATTGACACCCCGACGATCATGTCGAGGCGCTCCTTGCGCTCCTGCCGCGCTCGCATGATGGCTTGTACTCGTTCATCATTCATAAGATGCTCCAAATAGTTAACGTGATACAAGTGTATCACACCCCTTTGGACTGTCTATAGTTTTTGACCGCGTTGCGCAGTCCGACTTGAGTTGTTGCTTTTTCGTCAAGCGCGAGTGCTTGGGCTTGATCTAAAGTGTCGCGCATTAGAATGCGATGACACATGACTGGAGCACCTTGACCTTGTCGGCGCACTCGGGCGTTGAACTGCTCGTATAAATCCAAAGACCAGTTCAGGCCGTACCACACAAGGATGTGACCGTTTTTCTGAAGACCGTCAATACCGTGACCCATCGATGCAGGATGACCGATCATTAGTTGGCAATCGCCAGTCTTCCATCGGTGCATAGCATTGGTCAGTGCCGCCTCGCTCTTGCATTCGGTTAGATTGATCGGACGCAGACTTTTAAATCGCTCCATAATCCGTTCAGCATCCGAGCGGTAAGCGTAAGAGCACAACACTGGAGATCCCTGAGCCTCGTCGACAATCTCCTCCAGCGCATCGAGCTTCATGTCATGCACTGGCTCCCATAGCGGCATCCCTGCGACTGGATAAATCGCACCATTGGAAAACTGTAGGCATTTGTTAGTTAGAGCTGCCTGGTTGAACGCCTCGACTTCCTTGCCGCTATCCAAGACCATGAAGAACTCTTTTTCCAATTGCTCGTACTTAGCCCGTAGATCGCCGGGCATCTCGATGTCGATGTTGTTGACAATCAGGTCTGGTAGCGGGTTGTAGTCTTCAGCCGACATCTCCAACGTGATATCTCCAATCAGCTTCTTGATTGTGTCTTCGGTGTCGTCATAAGGCACCTCTTTGTATGGACCAACCTTGCGATAAAACCTAGTGCGAAATGCTGTTTTACTGACACCCAAACGCTCACCTTTGTCAACCACAAGGAACTGACCATGAAGATCCTTGTAGCCGTTGCTGGCGGGAGTACCTGTCAGGCCAGTCGTCCAGTCGAACTGATCTGCAATCTTCTTGAACGCTTTAACCCGGTTGGTCGCGCTGTTCTTCATCTTGCTAATCTCATCCCATACGATCCCGTTAAATGGCAACTCGCGTTTTTTACTGACGAAGTAGGTCTGAAGAGTTTCGGAAAGCCAACCGAGGTTTTCGTAATTCACCAAGTACACATCGGCAGGACGCAAGAGAGCACGGGTGCGCTGATCCTTAGTACCTGCGACCATGCTGAACTTGAGATGCTTGATATGCTCCCATTTGGTTGCTTCTTGTCGCCACACCAGTCGGATAACTCGGATCGGAGCGACGATGATCACTCCTTTGAGGAATCCATTCCTGAGCAGGTGTGCCAAAGTGGTTAAAGTGATGACGGTCTTACCCAGGCCCATATCCAGCCACAGCATCGAGTGTGGATGAGTACATTGAAAGTTGACGGCTTTCTTTTGATAGTCATGCAGTAAGTCTGGTGTCAGCATCACTGCACCCACCCCATCACATCAATCAGTGTTTTACCGTCTTCTACGTTATCGATTACGAACACGGCCACTTTTTGCTCACGCAGTCGATCATGCTCTCGTGCCTGAGCCGGTGTGGGCTTTTCTCCTGCGCGTTTGAACTCAATGAACACGCATTTACCCGATGGGGAGATCATCAGCCGATCGGGTACCGCGGCACGAGCGGGACTGGTGAACTTGTAGGCCAGCCATCCTTTGCTGCGGGCATAGTCGCAGACCTTGGCCTCAATCTGTTTTTCGAGCAAGTGTTGTCTCCAGTTCGATTAACTTGTCCAAGTAGTGACGAGCCTTTTCCAAGTCCTGTATGCCGCCCTTCTCACGCCAGCGACTTACGTATTTCACAATGTTCCCCTCGAAATATCCGAGGTGGTTCGCAGCAATAAAATCCCACGGCTGAATAGCCTTGTTCCGATAATGATCCCCGCCATGCTGAATGTTGTTTAAGCTAGACTCAGACACAGTGCCTCCACTCGTTGAATGTAGTAATCAAAATCAATCTCGACGCCTTCAGCATCTCGAATATTGTTGCAGACCTGCACACCCCAGCCACTCTCGATGCCGATCCTGCGCCACTCTGTCTTACCCTTGAGTGGCGGCATCCACTTAAACAGTGGCTTGCCATTCTTGGCGACAACATAACGGCTTACGTTCTGTATCTTGTCATCGCCCCATTGCAGGTGGCTGTTACGCGGCACCTTGGTGCGCAGCATGAAGTCCATGATGTCGGGCCAACCCTCGACTGTTTCGCGAATAGGTGTACCCTCGACCAACACCTTTTCGGCCACTTTGGGTACCACCAGCGCACTGGCGTTTTGATGCCACAATGCCTTCCACTCGTAGGCACCCTTACGCTTGGTGCTGCCGTCCTCGTAGACCGCGACATAGTTGTTCACATCACGAATCATCATGGCTCTGTAGACAGCTTCTTCAAGACTCAGCCCGGTGCGCTGCTGCCATGCCTCGCGGACCAGCTCGACCATCGGTCTGTGGCTACGGGGGGTCTGCACGGTCAAGCCGTCAGTGTTCACCTGCAGCACACGCAGTCCGGGGATCGTCATCAACTCTTGAGCCAGCAAGCACAACAACAGTTGACCGTTGAGCGTGATGCTCATCGTGAACAACGGGTCATAGAACACGCTGAATTTGTTGTTGCTGTCACCGTACACACCGTTGAGCGCAAGCTTGAGCATCGCGTTCTCCGCTGACTTCTTCGAGTACTGCTTGCGCTGCTCAAACAAGTTTTTATAGATCGAACAGAACTCTTTACCCAAGTGTTCTGGGTAAAATTCGTTGACGATTGCCAGGTTCGGATAGTACGAAGTTACGTCCAGATCGATGATGATATGTTCATCATCTGACTCAATCACTCGGTTCTCCACCGATCCATGAATACCACCTAGGCCGAACACAAAAGTGAAGCCTTCCACGGTGGCCGTTAAGTCCTTGAAGACCCCTTTTGTCTCAGTAATCGACTGGGCCTTGAGCCACTCTAAAACCCGGTTAAACTCAGATTGCTCAAAACTGACCCAGGGCAGGATGGCATCTTTCAGATGGATCACTGGGCGCTTGGTCTGCCGCGGTGTGCGACCACTTGAGTCAAAGTCGTAGCACTCGACACCGGCCTCCTCCAACTTCATGATGAAGTAGTCCTTGCCGATCTTGGTGTCGTTGTGGTTCATGAAGTCGCGGGCGTACTTACGAGTCAGCTCCTCGCGGAAGTGAATCATGTCCAGCGACTTGTGATAGAACGCCTTGGTTTGAGCCACGTCGTGCTGGTTGTACTGCCTGAGCACCTCGACCTGTTCGCGAGTGAGCATGGACCCAACTGGGAACGGTAGATCCTGGATGCTGTCAGCCCGCATGTTGAACTCAAGGGACTTCAGACCCGTGGCGCGGGCCTTGTTGTCAAAGTGATGAATCTTGTATAGATCGATCTGCGTGACGTATCGATCGGACGGCATGACCTGGTGCGACCATTTGTCGTCGCCGTCCTGCGAGCTAATGATCGCCTGGGCTTTCTGATACAGCGTTGCAGCATCAGACTTACCCATGCGGATCAGGGTGTGAAGGACCGGATAGTCGAATCCAAGACTATTGAATCCCACCATCCGAGAATCTGTTTCCTTCAAGTACCGCAGAAACGCGAGAATTTCCTTGCTGTCGTCGCGCCAGTCACTAATTTCAAACAGCCAAGTGAATGGTGCATCAGCGTGTTCGACTGCCAACGTGAACACATTGGCGTATGTCTCAATATCATATATGTAATCACGCATTACTGTTACTCGGATAGGCGGGGCTTACTCGCTGCGTCTGCCGGTTGGCAGCATCCGCTTTCAGCCCCTAAGTCATTACTGACCCATCATGAACGGCGGCAGTCCCATCGGAGCAGGTGCAGCACCAGTTGCACCAAACATGCCAGCAGGAGCCTCAGCAACAGCACCGAACATGTTCGATGCATCCGCGGCACCTTCACCAAACGGGGTGTCGTCACCGGCAAACTGAACAGCAATCAGATCACAACGGACACCGCGTCCGTAGTTGTTCTCCTGCAACCACGGTTTGATCGCAGCGTTAACCCGGCAACCACCGTACATCTGACGGGTTAGTTGCTGATAGGCCATCGAGTTGGTCGGATCGATCGGCAGACCGTCTGACTGGATGACCTGGGGCTGCTGATCACGGCCTGCTGTGATAAACATATTCCCAGCGTAGCCGTCATATGGCTGGAAGGTTTTCCTGCTGACCTTCTCATCACCACGACCAAAGCATCGCAGCTTGCGGTCCTGCTGGATCATGTTCATGACAGTCTGAGCGTGCTCTTTCCACTTCTCCAGTGCCATCTCGCCGTAGCGCTTCATGAACTGCTGGAACCCAGCGTGGTCCTGCGGCATGATGAACTCGCAGTTATAGCTGACACGCTCTTTACCCGTCTGCTCATTGATCCGACGCTGCGGCTCAGCAAGGTGGGGGAACGAGAGGCGAACATTGGATAAAAGAATGATTTCGGACATGACGATTACCTTTCAATAATTACGAAAGCCACGGGGGCAAAGTTTCGGCAGCAGGTGCTGCCTCGACTGCGCTGAACAACGGCGCAGCATTCAGAACGACAGCAGATCGGCTGTCAGATTCGGGAACAACGGTGAGCTTGCCGGCCAACTTGGTAACGTACTCTTGCTCCATCCGTTTCAGTTGGCGATCGGTCAACGAGACTTTGGTTCCGTCTCTCTTCTCCCAAGTCAGCTTCTCAGCCTTAGCCGGTGAAACGAGCTTCGTCTCGTAAATCGCAGTCTTTGGAATGCCCATCTTCACCAGCTTCTCGGCCATCTCCACCTCGGGCAGTGCCCAAGCACGGGAACCACGACCGTGAACAAGCTTTAGACCGGGGAGAGATTGACCCGACTCAAGGCGGCGCAATGCTTCTTTCTCGACCGCTTCAAGGAGTTGACGCATCAGAGGCGCTGCTTCAAGGATCTGACGGATCTGATGATCGTCCATCGTGGCAGGATTTTTATCCGCGCTTTGCTGCGCGATGTCCATTGCCTGCGTTGCGACTGGTTCAAACATTACCCCGATCTCTTTCATTACGTTACCTGCCAGCGCAGAGCACGAGCCCTTAGCCCGACAAAATTTACACTGACTATCGCCGGGGATCAACGGTGCATCTTCAACGTCAGTCGCACGAGCTTGCGCGGTCAACACCTCAATACGGGACAGTAAATCAGCCGTTGAGATCTCCCAACTGCTGACTGCCGGAATCCCCTTGAGTGCAAGCTTGGGTTGGACAATGGTCAAACGCACCGTCTTCCACGGATACTGTTCTGGCACATTCCAGCCGAGTTTGCACTCAGCCAACACACCAATGGCGTATTGTTCAAGCTGCGGATTGTCTTGGGCTGCAACGATACCCATGCCATCCTTGTAGTCAATGATCTCAAGAACCTCGAGTCCGCGGATCTGGCAGTCAACGGTCCCAGACAGATCATCCCGATGAGTAAACCACTGCGGGTCCACCCGATGTTCGGCAATGACTTCAGCCAGACCATTCATTTCGGTCACACGTTCCCGAATGTAGTCAATGGCGACCTTGACCCGTGCAGCACGATCGGCGTCGACAATAAACTCACCTTCGTGGTCTTTCATCGTGACGCCAACCATATTGATCGGATCAGCCAGATTTCCTTTAATGCAATGCTCTAGCACCGTGTGCGTGTGGGTCCCATCAATTGCTGCTGGACCACCACCCTCGTCGGGATACTTGGCTTCCTCTCGGATCGAACCGGGACAAGCACCCCAACGATGCCGCTTCGACGGTGACAGAAGTGCGTGGGCGCTCACTTGATGGCCTCGATACCCGCATAAAGCGCAGCGTACTGATCCGGCCTCACATCGTTAAGATTCTTACATCCCAAACCATCAAGAACAGACTGAATGACCGGTCCCTTCTGTCCCAGTGCCTTGTACTTCGCCAGCACATAGTCGACGAGGGCCTTGCTGTCTTTAAACGGCGCAGGTGACAACTCGGAAGTGGGCGCAGGAGCATCAAACGTCGGGGGAGGAGGCATCATAGGAGCAGGTGCGGGTGCAGGAGCAGGTGCCTGCGGCGAAATCTCGCTGGGTTTGACAGCCGGGGCTACCTTCTCAGCAACAGCTTGCTTGTCCTCTTGGGACAGCGAAGCAATTAATTGCTTCAGTGCCTCGGTATTTGCAATGATTGCCTTAGCGATCAATTGGATGGTTTCTTCAGTCATGAGTGAAAAGTCCTTGTTTACTCGTTACGGGGGGTTGGATGACTAAGCGATCTTCAACAAACGCTTCAATCAGTTCTCGCAAGACTTCCGTATAGGGGCCATACTTCAAAGCCTTGCCGATGAACTTCGTTCGCACATCGGGCCTCACACGGGTCGCTAAGTGTGCAGATTTTGCAGGTCTCGCTGACATAGTTTTGTTCGCTGTGCGTTGAGTTACTTGAAAGTGTAGAACAGATACTCTACACTTGTCAAACATCAGTTCAACGTGCCGGAGACAAGATGGCTGCAGCAAAGAAAAACCCCGCCGGGAAGGGCGGGGTCAGAGGGGAGAGAGAACGAATGAACAAGAAACCCAGGAGCAGTGTATGACGGCAACTTCATCTGTGCAATCCCATCCAGCATCAGTTGATGCATATATTCGTCACGGGTGGAGTTTGGTCCCGATTCCGATGGGGACAAAGGGGCCAACACACAAGGGTTGGAATCTGAAGCAAAACGCACTGAAGAACCAAGGCCAGTTGCCATACGGTTATGGGATCGGCTTGGCTCATGCATACAGTGGCACGATGGCCTTGGACATTGACGACTGGGCGAGTGCATCGGCGTTGTTAGCCGATCATGGGCTAGATCTGCAGCAGATGTACGATGCGCACGACTCGGTTGTCGTTCATAGCGGAAAGCCTGGGCGTGGCAAGTTGCTCTATGCGATGCCTTTCGGTGCCGTGCTGCCCACCAAGAAGGTCATGCATGAGGGGAAGACCACATACGAGTTGCGATGCGCGACTGCCGGTGGCTTAACGGTTCAGGATGTTCTCCCTCCGTCGATCCATCCTGAAACCCTGAAGCCCTATGCGTGGGCGGGCAATGGCAACTGGATGCATCTACCGGCGATCCCGCAGCCGTTGATGGATCTGTGGAATGACCTGCTTGAGCGGGACAAAGAGCGCACGATCTCCACGGATGATGTGATTGACGCCTCGTGGGAGGAGATTCGGCAAGCGATGGAGTGTATCAGCCCCGACTGCTCTCGAGAGGAGTGGATCAACGTGGGCATGGCGCTGCACTGGGCAGGGAGTCAAACTGACCAGCTCGATCAAGCGTTTACGCTGTGGAATGACTGGTCAACTCCATCGAACAAGTACCCTGGCGAACGGGAAATTGCCGTTCAGTGGAGAAGTTTTCGACCCGACAAAGTCTCTACCGTCAAACTTGGTACGCTGTTCCATATCGCCAAGGAGAACGGTTGGAAGCGTCCATTGCCCGACGTGGCAGATCTGTTCAAGAACATCGAGGCTCCGACAGTCACGCCTGATGACCTGATCAATGGGCTGCAACCGAATGCCCCCGATGTGGACATCAGTCTGTTCCCAAAGGTGTTAGCGGATCGTGCGCATCAAATTGCCACCGAGATGGGCAGCGATCCGCTGACACCGCTCTTTGCAGGATTATCGGCTGCGTGTGGAGCGGTTGATGCTCGTTCACGTCTGGAGTTGATGCCTCGATATCAGGTGCCTCCTGTGCTGTGGATCATGACGATCGGTGACCCGGCACTGAAGAAGTCTCCCGCCTCCAAGCCCATGATGACGACTCTAAAGGCCCTCGAGGCTGAGGATCGCCCCAGATATGCCAAGGAGCTACTGATCTGGGAGGGTAAAGAGGCTGCTCATAACAGTGCCAAGAAGGCTTTCCTTGAGTGGTCTGCCTCGCCCGATGCGATCCTGGGTGGTGATCAGGCGCCCGCGGTGGTGGAGCTTGAGCGCAGGCCGTCGCCACTGGAGATTACGACAACGGACATCACCAGTCAGAAGCTTGTGCGAGTGGCTGCGGATAACCCACGTGGCCTGTTGTGCGCCCTAGACGAGATGAAGGGCTGGATCAACAAGATGACAGACCGCAACAGTGGAGATGATCGCTCTGCGTGGGTGGTCGGGTACGAGGCGGACTCGTACAAGATGGATCGGGTGGGTGCCGGGTCGATCCATGCTGATAATTTCGCCATCTCGATCTACGGCAACGTGCAGCCGGACGTGTTCTATTCGTCGATCACATCATTGGCCGATGATGGGCTGCTGCAGCGATTTATCCCCGTGATGCTGCGTTCGCGCAACTGGGGGATCGGTGAGCCGTTGCCCGACTTTGCGATCAATGAGAAGGATTGGGACTCAATCCTGCGGTTGATCTACTCGCTGCCTGCGCAGACATTCAGGCTGTCGTCCGAGGCTTATGCGCTATATCGCGAGTTCCAGCACTGGTACAACGATCTGAAGCAGGACGAGGTGCTGCTACGGTCTGGGTCGGTGTTCATGACTGCGTTCGGCAAGCTGGAGGGGACTGTTGGGCGCTTGATGTTCATCTGGCATGTAATCGAGTCGCCTTTTGAGTCGCAGGTCAGTGCCGATGTGGCTCGACGTGTGATCCAGTTCGCCAAGGAGTACCTAGTCCCCGCGTACCGCTATGCGTTCGACTCTGTTGCGAATGTGCGCTTTGATCAGTGGGTCTACGAGCACATCATCCACAATGCCGATGCGGGCCACGTGACGCTGTCCGAGATCAAACGCTCGGCCCGTCGTCAGTGGCCTAGTGCGACGATGAGCGAATGGGTGAAAGACCAGTGGGTGCTCGGCGCGATGCGTGAACTGGAGACCGCTCGATGGGTGCTAAGGACTGACAACGGAGCAGACGAACACAAGCATAAGGCCCAGTGGGCGATCGATCCCAGGCTGGCGACGATGTTTGCAGATTATCGAAAGAAGGTGATGGATGCGAAGCAGCGACGACTCGATGAGACGTACCGACTGTCCACGAAGGGTCGAAAGTTCGTAAAAGGCTATGGCCCCGACGGTCCCATTGAGGGGGGACAGAAGGCGCAAGGATGAGCAAAAGCCTGGGGAACCGGGCTTTTTTATTTCGAATTGCTCAACGTGAGCATCCGATTTGCCACTTGAATTGCTCAACGTGAGCATCCGTTTGCCACTTAAATTGCTCAACGTGAGCATCCGATTTGCCACTTGAATTGCTCAACGTGAGCATCCGATCGGGAGGTTTTTTGGTCATGTTATTTCAAATTCGATTATCGGGCTCAGGATCGATTTAATTGTGCCAGGTGATGGTGATGCAGCCCGAATGGTAAAAAATCGCTCTACGGGGCTAAAAAGGGCCTTTGCGGGCATTTTAGATTGCTGGCATGGTGCGCATGAATCGATGGAAACAAAAAAGCCCGGATGAACCGGGCTCGGGGTTGTCGGGGTCACATGTCGTAGACCAAGGCGATTAAACCGGCGAGACAGATTATCGTTATTCCTGCGCACACTAGGGTTTCGATCATGCTGTCACCTGCCGATCCAGCACCGCTGCGAAAGTATCGAACCCCATGCGATCGACGATCGCGTCAAGGTCAATTAGGGATGCTTGCATTGCTTGCTTAATCGTCAGAGTGCCGGATGCTACCGGCACGCCTTTATAGGTTGCTGAAACGCGGCATACACGCTTGCCGCTCACCGGGTCCGATACGATCCATTCTCGCCCGCTTTTATGTAATGCAAACCGCCAGGCGCGATCCTGGCGCGTGAAAACTATCGGGTATGCTTTCGTCGGGATTGGGTCCGACCCGTGCACGCTCATATTGAATTCTAGTTTTTTCATGCTTGCTTCACTGCGATAGGGATCACTCTGCGCGACTTCGAATCGGCAATCTTTGCCCGTGTGCCATGTGCCCGGAATCCGATAATCACGGTTCGATCAGCACGGGCACATAACCCGCAGGATGCGCAGGTTACGTTGTCACGCGACTGGGCCGGACAAACGACGATCGCGCGGCCTTCGGGTGTAAAGCTTTTCTCTGGGCAATCAGTCGGAACGATGCAGACGACTGGTTGCCCAGTCGCGGCCAGTTCATCGGCGTGTCCAGCATCATCGGCGGACAGATTTACAGTGAAACCCCAATCAGTTGCATGGCCGGCCCAGGTCAAAGCTTCCGGGCTATGCTTGTGCGTATATGTGAAACCGCGTTTCCCTCGGTTCGCTTCGACAATTGCGCCGAGTGCTACAGGGTCGACATTCTCACCTTGGCCTGGCAGATCGCCGGCCACATTCATGCGCCAGAGTTGACCATCTGGTAATGCTGCGATGCTGGCGCAAAGATCCGACAAGGATCCGCCACGAATTGGGACCTTATCCCACGCTAGGCGAGTATAAAAATCTTCCGCATAGCAGTCTGCGCGATAGTGT